AAAACTCTGATTTTTTTGGTGTTTATGATGCAATTGATGGTGTCATATCTTTAGCGTGGGAAAAATCAGATAGTGATGATATATTAATTCACAAAAGAAAAAGATTGGTTTTTCAATACGGTGATAGTGTTGAAACTGTTGAAAATAAATTATACGAAAGAGATGTCGTATTAAAATGGGAAAAAAATTTAGTTCAAGATGAAACACATTAATACAAAAATAGCAACATTATTACATGAGGGATTTTCAATTTCAACTTTAGAAAATATATCTAATGACCAACTTAATTTACTTTATAGTAAAGTAGTAAAAGAACAAACAGTTCCCCCAAACGAAAAAAAGACAGTAACTGCAACTCAAACAACTGTGCCACCAGGTGGAAATGCAACAGTCGCCGCAGGCTCTAAAATTGAAAATAAAGATGGAAAAACAATCATCACAACAACAGAAACTGAGTTAGGTGAGGAAGAAAAGGTTGGTAAAAATAAAGAGGTTAAAGAAAAGGCAATGTCAAAAAAACAACAACAATTTTTTGGTATTGTAAGAGGAATGCAAAAAGGTGATACACCAAAAAAAGGTAAAGCGGGAAAAGTGGCTAAAGATATTGATCCTGAAGACGCTGAAGATTTTGCTAAAACAAAACATAAGGGATTACCGACAAGAAAAACAAAGAAAAAATCAGATTCAAAAGAAGATGTTAAAAAATTAGAAGAAGGAATAATGAGATTGATTGAAAGTCATTTACCACCACACACAACAAAAGGTGAATTATTGTATTCAATCAGAAAACATAAAATATAATGAATGTCGTTAACAAAAGAACAGGCCTTATTAGAGTATGCTAAATGTATAAACGATACTCCTTATGCATTAAAAACGTATTTACAAACATACGATAATACACAATCAAGATACGTACCATTAGAACTTTTTAATGATCAAGTCACACTTGTAAAAGATTATGATACGTGTGAAGAAAACATCGCGTTAAAATATCGTCAAGCTGGTGTTTCTACCGTAACATCCGCATGGGCATCAAAACGAATGGTATTCGCTCGTAAAGAAAAACCTGAAAAAATTCTAATAATCGCCAATAAAATGGATACTGCCGTTGAGATGGCAAATAAGGTTCGTGCATTTGTTGATCAATGGCCAAAATGGTTAGGTGTTGGGTTTTCAAACGAAAAGAACTCCCAGAGACACTTTAAATTAACTAATGGTTGTGAAGTTAAGGCGGTTGCAACGTCAAAAGATGCTTTACGTGGATATACCCCAACTATTCTTATATTTGATGAGGCAGCATATATAAACGCTGACGAAGACTTTTGGTCTGCTTGTATGGCGTCGTTATCTACGGGAGGTAAAGTTATTGTAATATCAACCCCCAATGGATTTGACCCAATTTATTATTCAATTTACAGTCAGGCCATTAAAGGAATGAATGATTTTAAAATAACGGAAATGTATTGGTTTCGTGATCCACGTTATTCAAAAGATTTAAAACTGATTAAATGTGACGATATTGTCCATTATATGTTAAATCGATCAGAATATAAGGACGATGAAATAACTGTAGATTATGGTGAAATAAAAGTTAGTGATAGGGACTTTCAAGAGATAAAAGATAACATAGAAAATAAGGGTTACAAGGCGTATAGTTCGTGGTTTGAAGCCATGGCTAAAAAATTAAAATTCGACAAAAGAAAAATTTCTCAGGAGTTGGAGTGTAACTTTTTGGGTTCGGGGGATAACGTAATACCGGCCGAAACAATGAAATCAATAAAAGACAAACAAATAAAAGAACCCAAAGAAAAATTAATGGGTGGTGCTTTGTGGGTTTGGAAAGACGCAATACCTGGCCATAAATATATTATGGGGATGGACGTTTCTCGTGGTGATAGTGAGGATTTTACAACTTTTACCATAATTGACTTTGATGAAAGAGAACAAGTGGTTGAGTATATTGGTAAGGTTCCTCCTGATGTTGTTGCAGATATTGCATATAAATGGGGAACTATGTATAACACGTTTATTGTTACCGACATAACTGGTGGTATGGGTGTTGCAACCTCAAGAAAATTACAAGAACTTGGATACAAAAATCTTTACGTTGATGGAGTTAATCCTGCAGATAAATGGAAATGGGATCCAAAAACTCAAGATAAAATACCGGGTATTAATTTTAACTCAAAAAGAGTTCAAATAGTTGCGGCATTTGAGGAGGCATTAAGACATGATTTTGGTGTTAGGTCACAAAGACTATTTAACGAATTAAACACTTTTGTTTATGTGAATGGAAGACCTGATCACCAAAAAGGACAACACGACGATTTAATCATGGCGATGGCAATGGCGATATATGTTGGTGAAAATTCTTTCGCACAATTAGAAAAGGCGACTGAGCATGCGAAGGCGATGTTAGAATCATGGACCACAGAAAAGAAAGAATTTAGAGATTCTCACCAAAACTTTAATCCGGGATTACCTGTAAGTCACATGGACAGAATGGGTATGAATAGAAGCACTTTAACACAAAGTGATTATCAAAACTATTTATGGTTATTCGGAGGAAAAAGAGTTTAGTTTATCTATTATCCGACTATTTTTAAAATAAAAAATATGGCACAAGAAAAATTTACAGTTTGGCAAAGATTAGGAAGGGCTTTTGGTCCTAACGCAAATTTAGACCAACAAACACCTGTATTTAAATTTGATAAAAAAGAATTATTAAAAACCACTAACAAACAAGAATTTGAAGTAGAAAAATTACAGGCACAACAATCATTATATATTGGACAACAATGGCAAAAAGTCGAAAGTAATTTATATCAACAAGCGGTTTATTATGAACCAACAAGGATGGCATCTTACTACGATTATGAATCGATGGAATATACACCTGAGATATCAGCAGCTTTAGATATATATGCAGAAGAATCGACAACACCAGACCAAGATGGTTTAATATTAAAAGTTTATTCAGAATCAAAAAGAATTAAACAAGTATTAACTGACCTTTTTACCAATAGATTAGACATAAACACCAACTTACCTATGTGGACTAGAAATACATGTAAATTTGGTGATAACTTTATCTATTTAAAATTAGATCCAGAAAAAGGTATTGTTGGTTGTCAACAATTACCAAATATTCAAATTGAAAGGTTAGAAAAAGGGATGAGATTTCAACCCGATAAGTATTCCCAAGATATGGAAAACGATGCACTTAAATTTGTTTGGAAAGAAAAAAACATGGAGTTTAATACTTGGGAGGTTGGTCACTTTAGAATATTAGGTGATGATAGAAAACTACCTTATGGAACATCTATGTTAGAAAAGGCAAGACGTATTTGGAAACAATTACTTTTGTGTGAGGATGCGATGTTAATATATCGTGTATCAAGAGCACCCGAAAGAAGGGTATTTAAAGTGTTTGTGGGTAATATGGACGACAAAGATGTGGATGCTTATGTTCAAAGAGTTGCAAGTAAATTTAAAAGAGATCAGATTGTTGACCATAAAACGGGTAATGTCGATATGAGATATAACCAAATGGCGGTAGATCAAGATTATTTTATTCCTGTACGTGACGCATCGGCACCTGAACCTGTAACAACATTGGCGGGAGCCTCTAACTTGGCTGAGATTGCGGATATTGAGTATATACAAAAGAAATTAGTTACTGCACTTAGAATACCAAAAGCGTATTTAGGATTTGAAGAAGCCGTAGGTGATGGTAAAAATTTATCTTTATTAGATATAAGATTTGCAAGAACTATCAATAGAATACAAAAATCTATGATTGCAGAATTAAATAAAATTGCAATTATTCATTTATTTTTATTAGGGTTTGAAGATGAGTTAACAAATTTTACCTTATCATTAAATAACCCATCTAAACAAGGTGAACTTCTTTCATTGGAAATATGGAAAGAAAAAATAACGTTATATAAAGATGCCACCGCAGAAATTGCTAAATCTTTAGCACCTGTTTCAGCGTCATGGGCTAAAAAACACATTTTAGGGTTTTCAGATGAAGAAATTAGATTAGACATCCAACAACAACGTGTCGAAAGAGCTGTATACGCTGAGTTAGAAAAAACGGCTGAAGTTATAACTAAAACAGGATTGTTTGATACCATCGATAAATTATATGGTAAAAAAGAAGGGGATGCTGCAGGTGCCGCTGGCGGAGACGCCGAAGGGGGGGCTCCACCACCAGGAGGTGATATGGGAGGAGGTGCTCCACCACCACCGCCACCAGGAGGTGAAGAAGGGGGTGCGGGTGTAACTCCTGAAAGATTTGTTAGAAATGACTTAGATTTAATACTAGAAGAGACCTTATTTAACGAATCAAACAATTTAGATTTATCAAAAGGTAGAAATTCTTTAGTAGAAATAGACCAAAAATTAAAAGATTTAATTGATAAGTGATATTTATAAATAAAAAATTATGAGCACTTTTGGAAAAATTAAAACTAACATTGAAAATACCGCTGTTGAATTGGCAAAAAAACCAACTTTCAAAAGATTTATAAATGAATTTAATGTTATGGTTTTAAACAATAAAGATTTAACAGAACTTTATTACATCTATGATGATCTTACAGAAAACAAAGGTTTAGATAGGGATTTAGCAAACGACTACATCAATGAGTCTATCGAATATTCTCAAATATTAATTGAAAGTCAAAAAAGTAATATTGAAGATTTAAATACTTGGATCACATCTTGGAACGATAATACAAAAAATAATTATAAAGATGTTGATAATATCGTTTATAACACAAGTATAAAAAATCTTGAGTCTATATTAGAATCTAAAAAAAATATTAAAAATATTTTAACCGCAGAAACAAAAAGAGTGGATGTGACCGAAACTTTTGAACTACCTATCTCATCACAAATTAAAATCGCAAACGATAGATTAAAAAAAGAAATTCAAAATTTAACACTATCAGAACAAAAAGAAGTTGGGGATATCTTATCAATAAGTTTTGATAATTTAGAAAAAGAAATGGTTGATTTAAAAGAAACCGTTGTAAGAAATTTAAAAAACACATTAAACGAATCTAAGGATGTTGATTTAACGGAATCGATAAATCAAACAATAAATAAAGTAATGGGGTCTAAAGTGACACATTATGATTATTATAAACTAAAAAAATTAAGTTTGGGACTATGAAAAAATTTTTTAACGGTATCGGAAGATTATTTATGGACAGCCAAGGTAATGCATCATCAAAAAGATTTATAGGAATTTTATGTGGTGTTTCGCTTTGTATTACGTTGTACGTAAATAGTTATTCTCACGGAGATATTAGACCATCAGACACATTAGTTAATGCGGTTGCGATGTTAGCTTTTGGTTGTTTAGGTCTTACCTCTACTGAGAAGATTTTTGGAAAAAAATCGGAAGAGAAAAAAGAAGAAACTCAAGAAGAAAATTGATTCTTCTGTTTGTATTGTGCCTTTTTAAGTTGAGCCCTTCGTTTTACGGAGGGTTTTTTGTATTCTTGTCTTTCCTGTAATTTTTGAATTTGTTTTGTTTTATAAATTTTAAATTTATATGTCTTTAACGCCTGCTCTAAAGAATTTGAATTTTTTACGTGAACTATAATCATAAATTTTTTTGGTTTTTAATATAAATAGTAACGATTTTTTTATATTTTGACAAGAATAAAAAGTTTTACTATATTTTGTTAAACAATAAACTTTCAAGATATGAAAAATGAAAAAAGGGAAAACGTCAAAATTAAACATTTTTGATGATGCAAAATGTCATTACGGAACAGTCGACTCCAAAAATTTAAAATCAATTTACTTAGTATTACAAACGTGGATAGAACCTAATGACGAGTATGAAAATTGGTCTAAACTAACTGGCGAAATAAAAAGAAATATACTACACACATTATTAGAGGTTGTCGATTGTACATTTTTTGAAAAAAAATACATAGTAGATTTAGATTTAAGAACAAGTGGTATAAAAAAAAATAAAAAAAGTTTCCTTAATTTAGAAGTCACTTTATTTACACATAAAGAAAATATAGACTTCAAATCGATAATTTTAAGGAGTAAAATAAAAAAGATTTTATCTGCAATCTATAAAGACGACTTAAAAAATTCAAAGTATTTCACATTAAATATTACTAAAACGAAAGAAATGGTATCTATATAATATTTATCATAAAAAACATTATGAAAATATTAGGTCCAAATGATACGGGTAAAGGTATTCTTGTTGAGTACGATTCTGGAATTATAAACCCAAATGAATATAGAAACAGCCAAGTATTAAAGGAATCGTATGGTCAATTAGATCATTCAAAACCTTTTGTGTTTTACGCAACTTTACAGAAACACGGAGTCCCAAATAGGAATGGTAGGATTTATCCTGAAAAAATCTTAAAGAGAGAAGCCGAGAAATATAAAGAAATGATTAATAGGGGGATGTCCATTTCTGAACTTAACCACCCTGAATCATCACTTATCGATTTAGATAGAGTAGCTCACATGATTACAGATATTTGGTGGGAAGATAATGTTTTAATGGGAAAAATTAAATTATTAACCACACCTGGATTTCACGAAAGAGGTATTGTATCATCTAAAGGTGATATCGCAGCTAATATGATGAGACAAGGTGTTACTATGGGCGTTTCTTCTCGTGGTGTTGGATCATTAGTAAAAAAAGGAGAACAAAACGAAGTGCAAGATGATTTTGAATTAATCTGTTTCGATTTAGTATCATCCCCGTCAACGCCAGGAGCATACCTTTATTTAAATAAAGAGGATAGGCCAAAATACGAAGAAAAACTAACCGAACACGAAAATTTAGAACTAACTTCAAATCCTTTATCAAAATCTGTTGACTTAATGAAAAGATTATCCGATTATTTGGATAAATAAATTTAAAATTATGGATGAAAAGTATTTTGTTGCAAGAGTAACAACCGACATGGTTGATGAGAACACAGGTAAAGTAAAAAAAATTAAAGAAGAAAAATTAGTAAAAGCTTTTTCGCCGACAGATGTTGAGGCAAAAGTCACAAAGGTTTATGAAACTTACACAATGGATTGGAGGATTACTGCAATTGTTGAAAGTAAAATCGACGAAGTAATAGAATAATTTTTTTTAAAAATGTTAAAAAAGGGGATACCATCGGTGTCCCCTTTTTTATTTTATTTATACCGTAAAAACACTTTTTTTGATTTGGTGCATATTTATTTAAAAAAATAAACGCATAACACATTATATTAAAAAATGAGTATGAATGAAAAATCGGTAGTAGAAGAAGCCTTATTACAAATAAAGGCGGTTGAAAATGCTATCAGTGAAAACGCAAAAGGAATACTTGCTTCTACAATGAAGGAAGAAATCAGTGAATTAGTAAGGGAATCTCTTGGAGGTTCAAAGAAAAAAAATCTACGTGAACAAGAAGAACAAGACCAAGAAGTTGGTATGGAAGACCAAGAAGTAGACGTAGAAGAACCTGTTGATGGTATGGAAGGTGAGGAAGTTGTTGTTGATGACGAAACGGAAGTTGTTGATGATGGTGAAGAATTACCTGTAGAACCTGAAATGGGAGATAATCTAGGCGGAGAATTACCACCATTAGATATGACACAATCACCAATGAGTGATGTAATCAAAGTTTTCAAACTAATGGGTGACGAAGATGGTATCATCGTTAAAAAAGACGAAAAAGGTATCCATTTATCTGATCCTAAAAATGAAACGGAATATCTAATACAAATGGATGGTGACGCCGAAAATCCACAAAATATGATGGAAAACTCAATGTTAGACGCTATAAGATCAGTTAGACCTTCACAAGAAGAATCATATGATTCAGAATTTTCAGAACAAGAAGAAACAGGTTTTGGATATGACGAATATGGTGATGAAAGTGATGATTACAATGATGAATATTTTGATGAATTAGGTGAAGAGTACGGTATGGAAGAAGATTACGGTATGGAAGAAGATTACGGTATGGAAGAAGATTACGGTATGGAAGAAAATGTTTACGAAATAGATCAAGATGCTCTTGAGTCTGTTTTAGAATCTTTTAGAGCTGTCGGTATTGGATTTGGTAAACCAGGTAATGGTTTTTCTAAAATGTCGGTAAATAATAAAGGTTTTAATGAAGACAAAAAATCAGGAGGTAGAGGATTGACAGGTAAAGGTCCAAAATTCAAATATCCTAAAATCAAAAAAGGTGTAACTGAAACTGAATTCGAAGAAGAAGAATTCAATGAGTGGGAAAAAGAAACAAACGAAGAGATGGTTGATTCTCCTGAAACTACTGAAGCAGCAAGAACTTTAGGAAATGGTAGAAATTGGGGCAGAAAAGGTTTACCAAAACCTAGAACAGCACCGAGACACTTGAAGGTTGAATCAGTAAATAAAGAAGTAAGTTTATTAAGAGAAAAAAATGAAGAGTATAAAAAAGCTTTAGATTTTTTCAGAACAAAACTTAATGAAGTTGCGGTATTTAATTCAAATTTAGCATACTCAACACGTTTGTTCACAGAACATTCAACAACAAAACAAGAAAAGATAAATATTCTTAGAAGATTTGACGGTGTTGAATCATTAAAAGAATCAAAAAATCTTTATCAATCTATCAAAAGAGAATTAGACGGAAAAGGTAATGAGTCTGTGGTTACTGAATCAATTCAAAAAAGAGTAAACAAAACACCTCAATCAGGTTCCGCTACTAATCTTATTGAAAGTAAAACTTATGAGAATCCACAATTCGTAAGAATGAAGGATTTGATGACAAAAATTAAATAAAAATAAACTTTTTAACATTACTGTATATTTATATACATAAAATAAAAATAAACTCAGATTAAAAATTTAAAAATGGGAGCATTATTAGAATCAGGTCTTGTTGGTAACATTGGGTTAAAACACCTTAAAGTTATCAAAGAAGATACAATTAACAAATGGGATAGATTAGGATTCCTAGACGGTCTTAAAGGACACGTTAAAGAGAACATGGCACAATTATATGAAAACCAAGCGTCTCACCTAATAAACGAAGCAGCATCTACTGATAGTTCAGGTTCATTCGAAACTGTAGTATTTCCTATCGTTAGACGTGTTTTCTCTAAATTGTTGGCTAATGATTTAGTATCTGTACAAGCAATGAACTTACCTATCGGTAAATTGTTCTACTTTGTACCTAAAATCCAAGCTTATGACCAAGGTCAAGATCCGGCTAACGGTGGAACACACTTTGCACCTTTTGGGGCACCTAACGGTCCTGCAAATATTCAAACAGGTTACGCATCTACTGATAAAAATCTTTATGATAGATTTTATGAAGGTAACGAGCCGACTTTGGATCCTCCAGGATTATTTGACTATTCAAAAGGTAGATTTAGTGCGGTTACTGTAAACCCTATGACAGTTGCTTGGTCAAGTGATCAATTAGTTAATAGTGCATATCCTGCTGCTGAGTACAGAAAAGTTCTTATCGCAGTTACTGGATTTACAAATGCAGGAGCAGGTAAATTAATTGGTCCTGATGGTCAGGCTATGGATAACGAAGCTTTCCTTTCTGATTTACAAGTAAATGCGGTTACTACTGCAGGTGGTGCATTCTCAGGTGCAGGCGCTTCTGATTTACTTTTCAGAGTTGTAACTCAAAAATATGGTAAAGGTATCGTACAATACGGTTCACAATCACAATCATCATTCCCTGGTTCTGCAGGTTCTTACGGTGGTAACAATGGTTTCTATGATAATATTTGTGACGCTGCAGGTGTTATTTACTTAGAAGTTGATTTACAAGTACCGTGTTCTATTGGGGCTGACTCATTAGATGGTTACTCAGGTTTAACTACAACGATTGCTGGTACTGTTAATGGTCAGTTTACTGCTAAGTTTAGAGTATACGAAGAGTTAGAATTTGAAGACAAAATTGGTGAAGTTTCTTTTGACCTTGAGTCAGTTACTGTATCTGTTACAGAAAGAAAACTAAGAGCACAATGGTCTCCTGAATTGGCACAAGACGTTTCTGCATTCCATAACATTGATGCTGAGGCTGAATTGACAGCTTTATTGTCAGAACAAGTGGCGGCAGAGATTGACCGTGAAATTTTACGTGACTTACGTAAAGGTGCGGCTTGGACATTACGTTGGGATTACAACGGATGGAAAAGAGGGACTTCAGCAAATCCATTAACTCAATACACTCAAAAAGATTGGAACCAAACTTTGATTACAGCAATCAACCAAGTTTCAGCACAAATCCACAAATCTACTTTAAGAGGTGGAGCAAACTGGATCGTTGTTTCTTCTGAGATTTCCGCAATCTTTGATGATTTAGAATACTTCCACGTATCTAACGCGTCTCCTGAGCAAGACCAATATAACATGGGTATTGAAAGAGTTGGTACACTTTCTGGTAGATACCAAGTGTATAGAGATCCTTACTTCCCACCAAACACAATCTTGTTAGGTCACAAAGGTTCTTCATTGTTAGACACAGGGTACGTTTACGCACCGTATGTACCTTTACAATTAACACCTACAATGTATAACCCATTCAACTTCACACCTATCAAAGGTATTATGACAAGATACGCTAAGAAGATGGTCAACAACCGTTTTTATGGACGTATTACTGTTGATGGAGTTAGAACATTCGATTTAAGAGAGTTGAGATAATCAAAACCTTAAAATAACCTACAAAGGAGACAAGAAATTGTCTCCTTTTTTGTTATATGCTAATTTGTAATGATGTTATGTTCAATCGTAGAGTATAACAATCGATAATATTGTGCCTTATATGTATTTATTAATGAAATCAATTATTTATGAAAAATCTACTTTTATCTTTTTTTATCTTATTAACAAGTTTTTTTGTTAATTCTCAAGTAAGTTCTTACACATTCGGGTCATCGACAGGAACCTACACTCCTATAGTTGGGGGTACTAATTATGATAATTTTACCAATTGGGCAAACAATATTTGGGATGGCACTACTGGATACCTCGATGACAATAACTCAACTGCATTAGAATCAATTGGGTTTAATTTTGTTTATAATGGGACAACATATACTCAATTTGCTGTTAATACCAATGGTTTTATAACATTAGGTTCTTTACCAACTAATAGTTACAACCCACTATCAACAGGTACATCAAATAATGTCATTTCAGCAATGGGTAACGATTTAATAGGTCGTGGTTCATTAAAAGCAAATAGAACTTCTGGTAGTGCCGTAATCACAATAACCGGT